AGCGCCATCTCCTGCTTGCTGCCCACGTAGAAGGTATTGCAGCCACCACGGCTGCGCGGCTTGGCGGCGTTGATCACGTTGCGCCCGGCCTCGGCCCAGGTCAGGCCGGTGCGGCGGGACTTCTCCGCGATCATGATCTGGCTCTCGTCCTCGAACCACTTTTGCTGGTACGGCAGGAACACCGCATCGCTGCCCGGCACGGCCTGGGCGATATCCTGCGGTACCTCCACGCCATGCAGGGCCATCTCTTCCTGCAGGTCGATCTTGCGGGCCGGGCTGGTGGCCTTGAGGCTCATGTCAGGCTTTCCCCAGCAGGATGCCGCGGATGCGGGTTTCGAGCTGCTCGCTCATGCCGTCGCTGCCGCGCAGCTCCTGCAGGCGTTCCTCTTGCTCGGCCAGCAGCGCCTCGCGGGCCTCTTTCTCGATGGCCCGGCGTTCCTCGCGGCTCACCTTGCGGGCAGCCAGCACGTCCTTGGCGGCACGCGCCAGCTTGCGCACGTCGTCGATCGTGACGTCTTCATCCACCTGGGCGCCGAGCGCGGCATGGGTGGTCAGGGTGGTGATGGACTGCACCATCAGCGCACCGGCCTTGTCGTCGGGGTTCTCGCCCAGCTCCTCGACCAGCAGGCTGGCCATGGCCTGCTGCTCACGCAGGCGGCGAGACACCTCGTCGAAGCTGAGCTTGTAGCGGCCAATGGCAGAACGACTCGGCTTCTGCTCGGATGGGAAGTGCTCGTGGAGATCCGCGATCAGCTCGTCCAGCGTCAGGCGCCGCTCGCGCAGGCGCTTCTCGATGTGGGATCGGACTGCCGGCTCCAGCCGGTCGATGCTCGACTTTCGGCCCATGGTCAGGGCCTCGGCTTGCTGACGCCCGGTACCGAGGCGCGGCCAGCCGCCACGTCGGCGCCGCGCTCGGTCAGGGTGACCACCAGTACCGAGCCAATGTCCTCGACCTTGATGAGGTTCTGCTCGCCCAGCCAGAACAGCTCGGTCTTGACCTGGTCGCGGCTCGGGTGGTGCCCGAATTCCCCCAGGAGATTGGCCATCACCGAGGAGTTGGAGCGGTACTGCGGCAGCTCCGAGAGGATGCGCAGCAGCACCAGGCGCTGATCCTGGCGCAAATAGTCGGCAAAGGGTTGTTGGTTCATCACGGCCTCGCGTTGTTCAGCAGGTAGTCATTGATGCGGTCGACGCTGCGGGTCAAAGGGTCGAGCGCCTTGGCCACCCCCGCGAGTTCGGCGCGGATTCCCTTCATGTCGCCAGCCAGATCAGCCAGCTCGCCCGCCAGCTCGGTCAGCTGATCGCTGTCCGGCAGGTGGTCGATGCGTTGTTCCAGCACCAGGATGCGGTTGTCCTGCCCGGTAAGGCGGGTGGCCAGCTGCTCGGCCTCGACCTTCGAGCTGGAGCGCCTGGCCGCCATCAACGAGTAGAGGCCCACCAGGGTGGTGAAGGCGAACTGGCCGGCGCGCAGCGCGAAGTCCATATCCATCAGGGCGATTCCTTGTCATGCAGGCTCAGCAGTGCGTTCAGCTGCGCCAGGTTGGTGAGGGCCCAGGCGCCGTAATCGCGGGCATGGGCCAGGATGTCAGCCGCGCTGACGCCGCTTTCCAGTAGTTCGGCGTCAGAGCCGGCGGCGGGCCAGGTTGCCGGCGCAGCCCCGGCGGCAGCTCGGCATCTGGCCGGGGCGGGCACACTGGCGCCGAGGGCGGCGTTGAAGTCGCGCAGCCAGCCGCAAGTAACAACGAAGCGAGGAGCAGGCACAGGCGCAGCGCCTGGCGCGGGGCGGTACTGATTCGATACATGAGCGATGCGCTCCTGGTTGAGTTGGTGCTGCAGCTGGCCGATCTCGCCCTGGGCATCTAGGTACTGCTGCTCGGCCTGGTTGGCGCGCTCCACCTGCTGGCGGTAGAGCACCAGATTTTCCTGGGAGGCGCGGCGGGCCTGATCGGCGTACTCAAGACGTAGGCTCTGCAGGGCAGACGCTCCTTCGGCCTGCGCTGAGCGGTAGCCGCGGTCATACATGTCGGTTCCATGCGCCCAGAAAGCTGCGGCGAAGGCGATGATGCCCAGCAGCAAGATGTGGTCGCCGATCCAGCGGATAACGGAGTTCATCGGCGCTGCCCCTTACGCCTGTGCCTGCGGGCGTGCAGCCGCGGCGGTGGTTCGGGGTGCGGCGGCGAGGCGTACAGCTCGCTGGCAGCGAGCCAGTTCAGGGAACACGCGGCAGGTGATGTGGTGGCGATGCTCATCGCCAGACAGAGCAGTGGCACTTTCACGGCGGTACCTCTCGGCACACACGCCAGGGCCCCAGCCGGCAGCCGCGTACATGGGCTCCCAGCGCAGCAGGATGGCGCGCGGGTAATGGCGGTTCTCGCGGAAGTTGGCAGCCGAGCGGCCGGCGTTGTGCCGCTCGACGGAATCAAACCAGGCCAGCTTGTCGGCACCTTTAGCCGAGGCCAGCTTGCGGTCGCGATTCACCCAGCCCTGGCCGCCGTTGTAGGCCGAGAGCACGAACGCCCAGCGATCACAGTCGCTGGCGGCCTGGTTGCGCTCATACAGCCAGCGGTCGTAGGTCACCATGGCGCGCAGGGCCCAGCCGGGGTTGTAGGGCTGCGCGGGGCCCAGGCTGTTGGGGTACAGGTCGGCCATCCAGTCGGCTGTGGCCGGCATGAACTGAGCGATGCCCTCGGCGCCCGCCGGGGAGCGCGCCTGGCTACGCCAGCGGCTTTCCTGGTGAACCTGGCCGGCCAGCGTGGCCACCGGCGCCCCCAGGCCCCATTCAGCATGCGCAGCGCGCACCAGGACACGGCGGTGATGTTCGGCGCCGGCCGGGATATCGCTGGCGGCGAATGCAGGGTGACAGGCACCGAGCAGGCATGAGGCTCCGATAACGATCAGGACTCGCATGTCACAGCCCCAGGGTGAGGCCGAGGATGCATGCCAGCGTGATCACTGCCCGGCGCATCCAGGCAGCAACCAGCGTTTGCCAGCTCGGGCATTCATGCGGACGGTCAGTACCGGTGAACAGACCCCGATCGATCCAGTAGCCCAGCACCGCACCGAAGGTGACTAGCGCAGACTTGTAGAGCACGACCTGCAGCTGCTCCGGCCGGATAACGGCCAGCCCCAGCAGCAGGGCGAAGGTGATGATGGTCCAGGTGGTCATGCGCGGCATGCGAATGCGCCGGCGGTAATCCGAACTGCGAGACATGGGCTTCTCCGCGAGGGTGGCCGTCCTTGGCCTGTGGCTGTTCGTCCCGATCCGGTTCCTACGGGACGCAAGGCCAGCTTCGCCTCGCCCGCGCGCGGAGTAATTTTGACGCGGCAAAAATACACAGCGGCTTGAGCGGCAGAGCATGGGGCCTCCTACCAAGGCCCAGAGAGCCGCAGCCATGCCTGATATCAACATCCCGCCCAAGACCTGGGTAAACGTCTATACCGCCAGCCAGATCGCGGCTGGCACCGGCCTGCGTGTGCAAGGCAAGTCGCGCGCAGAACTGCTGTTGCTGGAGAGCAGCAGCCAGCCCAGCCCCGCCAACCGCGATGGGCGCCTGGTGCAGTACGGCGAGGAAGTGATCGTCGATGCCGGCAGCCCCGGTCTGTGGGCCTTCTGCGTGGCCACTGGCCGCGCATTCGTGCAGGGGGTGTAGCAATGGCCATTCGCTCAGCCCTTGCGATGGCGGTCCAGTCTGCAGTGCCGCTGGACCGCGTACTGAACATCAGCGGTGACAGCCGTACCGCCAACTGCCACAGCGGCGCCGCGCCGAACGAGATATCCGAGGCCTACGGGTACGGCTGCTGGATTGGCCGGTACAGCGGCGGACGTGTCCGGGTCAGCGCCGCGCGCAACGGCGGAGTCGGTGGCGACACCACGGCCATGTGGCTCGCGCGTATGCCAACCATCTTGGCTAATGGTGGCAGCGTCTTCGTCAACCTGATTGGCACCAATGATCGCGGTGCCGCCAACCTGAGCCTGGAGACCAGCAAGCGCAACATCGAGGCCGGTATCCGCATGCAGCTGGCTGCCGGCAAGATCCCGATCATCGTTGCCGAGCTGCCCCGAGGCGGCTCCAACGCGCTGACGGGCCAGCAGCTGGCCAACCACCTGGCACTGCGTGACTGGATCAAGAGTTACTTCCCACGGATCGGTGTGCGGGTTGCCGACCCCTGGGTAGACCTGATCGATCCGGCCAACGCGGCAGCGGGATTGCCGCTTCCTGGCCTATTCCACGACGGCCTCCATCCGGGGCCGATCGCGGCGATGATCATCGGCATGCACATCGCCCGTCAGCTGATCGATCTGTACCCCGCAGCGCTTGAGCTGCCGCTGTTCGACTCGCCCTACAACGCCAGCACCAACGTGACCGGCTGGCTCACCAGCAACCCGCTATGCACGGGCATCGGCGGTAACAAGAATGGCGCCGCCAACGCCACTGGCCCACTGGCAGATGGCTTCAGCCTCACGGCCTCGTCCTGGACCGGTGCCACTGCCACGCTCTCGAAGGAGGCCAGCCTGGCTGCAGGTGAGCTGCAGGTGATCGATCTGGGCGGCATGCCGACCAGCGCCAGCTCGTACCTGTCGTTCGAGCAGAACATCAGCCTTGCCAACATTGCCAACGGCAACAAGGTCCGTGTCATGGCTTGGGTGGAGCAAGAGGGCTTGGCCGGAGTCAGCGGCGTTTCGCTCGATATCCGCTTCGTGCGCGGCGGCACCGCCTACTACGTGAAGGATGCCGACCGCTACGTGGAGACCACGCCGCTGGATGCGGCGCGCGTGGCCGGGCCGATGGAGACGCCACTGCTCACCCTCGACGGTACCGAGACCGACATCAAGGCCCGCCTGGTGATCTACGGATGCCAGAACGTGCCACTGTCCGGGCGGGTGAAGGTGGGGCAGTTTGCGGCAGGGAAGATGCTGTGACTTATATAGTTTGATCCAGAACTGCTTTAACGAACGTCGAGAGCGTGCTGACCACGAACTCACGGTCGATCACATCGCGCTTCACCGAAGGGGGAAACAGCTGAGCTGTTGTTTTCCCATTCGCCCCCCACACTCCAGCCTCTAACACCACCCCCTCCGCGAATCGCATCCTGAAGGTTGACGGCTGCCACCGAACTGATGGCATGGTCGACGGTACCCTGAACTGGAATGTCACCTCCGGAAAGCCTGAGACCAAGTCAACTGAGTAGTTGGCTTCGTATCCGCGATTCTTGATGTCGCGCTCGAACTCTTTCAGGACAGGCTCCACGATGGTGTTGATCTGGGTAATGGCCGTATTGCGCCGAGAGGATGCGTCCTGCGCAACAGCAGCTTTTGCATCCGCTTCTGCCTTGATACGGGCGTCGCGCTCCTCAAACAGCACATCGAGAGATGTCTTCACGTCCATTTCTAACTCCTACTAGTCGTAATACCTAGATCGAATCGGGGTGGGCTGCGGCCCAGCTACAGCAGCAAAACGGGTGGCTGCACGGAGGCATTCTTCTCAAGAGATTCTCGGTCACAGGGTAAACAGCGCCATCGACAGCTCCACATGGGGTGTGCTCACCGGTTTCTGGATTAGCTGAAACCCTTATGACATGCCCCTTTCCGGCGGCAAGAAGCGCTCTTATCTGTCCCCGCCGATACAGCTGATGCGTAGCGGTTGTGAACCATTGATAAAGGGCTTCCAACAGCTCCTCCACGTCAGGCTCATCTCCGAGCCGTTCAGACAAAAGCTTGTGTCCACGAGGCCATGTCCAAGACTGTTTGTGGAGAACAGCGGCTGCTGAGCGAACAAAGTCGCGCTGGTGAGAGGACCTCTGGTGGTGCCGAATGACCTCAAGTTGCAGAGCTGTCTTTACAGAGGAAGAGGCCTCAATCTCCGAAGAAATCTTCGCCCAGGCCACTCTTGCGAATGCATCCGGGATGGGTGGCAGACAGAAGCTCACCTGCGTCTCTAGTTCTGATCGATGGTCTGTACGACCCGGATAAAGTGCCCCTGCTCATCAAACAGCAGCACCGCTTGCTTGATCTCCGTACCGGATAAAGCGGTCGTGTTGACGTACTGCCACACAACCCCCTGCTTTCCATCGGCGCGGTTGATGGTCTGCGTGGGCTTAGCTCCCAGCAGCTCACTCGCTTCCGTGATTGTGGTGATACCTGGCTCCAGCTTCGCCAGGTTGTCCGCGTTGAACTTGTTCCCGGTACTCGCGCAGCCGACTAGCAAGGTGATCGCCAGAATCAGAACAGCCCGCATGATTGCCTCCCTGCGCCACCAGGCGCTCATCCAATAAAAACCCGCCCCAGAACCGCGGATAGCACCACCAGAGCCGCCATATGGCTTGGCCGCTGAATCCATAGCTCTACCATCTGGGCGCCCCAGCTGCTGACCACCGGTACGGCAGCAGTTGCCTTCGCCTGGCCATTGCGCTGGGCGCGCTCCTCCACAAACCGTAGCGCGGTTTTCAGCTGCTCGGGGTTGAGCTTGTTCAGTACGGTGCTGCCGAACTCGCGGGAGCAGAAGCGCGTCAGCTCCTGGTACAGGCCACGCTGATTGGCGATCTCCAGCACCTCGGCAACCAGCCGTTTAGCGTGTGCCTGCGCATGCAGATACTCGCCGTGCTCGATCAGCAGCTGCTCGGCCTCGGTGAACTGGCTGCGCAGTATCTCGTCGATGTTCTTCACACCGATGCGGGTGTGCACCACTTCCTTCCAGAGCGTCCAGGCATCGGCCTTGTATTCCTTGCTGATGTTCGTCACCAGCAGGTTGAGGCGCCTGCGCTGCTCGGTCGTGAGCGGCTCCCGATCTGGGATGCTGCCAATATTCAGCTGCGTGCCGATGATGTTGCTGTTGTGGATCGTCGTCTCCTGGAAGTCCCTTCCGGCAACCCTGTTCTTGTCGCCATCAACATCAATGTTGCTCACGCCAATACTCCTACAGCCCTAGCATCCTTCTAATCCGGCGACCCATGGCGTCCATGAAGTCCGGTCCATTTCTCCACCACCACTCCCGCGCCAGCAGCCACGCGGCCAGCATGAGCAGGCAAGTTCCGGCGGCCCCCATACCCAACTCCAGGAACCGCTCAGTCGATAGCGCAGCATGGCCGGTGGCCTTCTGCTCAAGGGTCATGAACAGCCCCCACATGGCCAAAAAGAAGAGGAAAAGGTAGCCAGCCTTGGCCCAGCGCCGGGCGTTCAGCTCCTCCATTCGGCGAGCGTGCGCCGCAGCGCGACAGGCATTGCAGGTCCGCTCCCCTAACCCCAGGAGGCGCTGCTCGCAGGCCGGGCACTTGCGCGGCTCCAGCTGCTTGAGCTGCTCAGGCGTCAGGGTCAGCGTCACATTCTCGTTGTAGGTGTGGCCGGCGACGCGATTGTTATTCCCTTCGACCTGGATGCTCACCCGTTACCCCTTCCGCTCGTTGAAGGTGTGCCCGGCCACGCGGTGGCCAGTGCCAGAGACCTTGATATCGCCTTCGGTGGCTGGTTTTGGCTTGGCTGCACTCTTGCCGCCAGTGAGCAAGGTAGCGAGCAGAGCCTTCCGGTCTGCTGCCTTCATCCCTCTATAGGCCTCCAGCAGAAGCTGCTCGTCAGGGGGCAAATCAGGCGATGTCGCACGATTTGCTGGCACACCAGTCACGACGTACCCCACGTCCATGCCCTCGGCCGCCCACACGGCAAGCACATTGGCATCAGGCGCAGAGCGGCCCTGCTCCCAGCCGATCTGGCTGCGCTTGGAGGCGCCCGCCAGCTCGGCGAAATCGGTCTGCGAGTAGCCCAGCCGCAGGCGTTCAGCCTTGAGTCTTTCGCCAAGTGAAATATCTGGCACTTAAAAATCCTTTACAGGTGCAATATTTGTCACCATGATCATTCGCACAAACACCAACCATCTTTGCATCACAGGAGCCACCGCCATGGCCACTGCAACCAAAGTCCTAACCGCCGAGCAAGTGAAGGAACGCTTCCGCCTTGCCGGCAAAACCTTTACCGAGTGGGCCGAAGAGAACGGCTACACCCGAAACGAGGTGTACCGCGTCCTCAACGGCCAGGCCAAAGCCAACTATGGCAAGGCCCATGAAATCGCTGTCGCGCTCGGCATGAAAGTCGCCGAGCCGATGGTGGCTTGAGGGCCGACGCCATGCACAACAAGCCACAGATCCCCACCGAGGAGATCACCCTAATCCCGCACCCGCTCGATGCCTGGCGCATGGCGCTCAATGCGCTGATCGCCGTGGCACCCGGCACTTCTGCCGATATCGCCTGGCACCTCAAGGATGCCCGCGAGAAAACCCTGGTGTGCCGTGACTTCTCGGCGGCCACACAAGGCGAAGCCCGCCTGATCGACCGCCTGATGCTGCTGGGGGCCGGGAAGCTGGTAGGCCAGCAACTGGATCAGCAGCGCGCCGCTGGCTCGCTTCATCCAGCCGATCACATAGCCAGTGCGTCAAGGCGCGTGCATCTGCATCCCACTCGGCATTCCAGCTCAGTGCCCGCAGGTTCTCCTGCAGCAGCCCTGGGCGAACCAGCCCTGTCTGCTCAACAGCAGCAGCCAGGTGAAGCCACGCCTGAGACAGCGCATTCAGCTGCCCATCCACCGTTCCTGTCCGATCAGTCATAGCAATGTGCCTTGTCGTGAATGTACCCGAATTCATTTTGCAGGGTGAAAGGGTTTTGCCCATCCGCAAAAAGGGAATTTGTTTGGCAGGCCGCTCTGGCCCGCTGCCTGGGGAGTTCCAATGAACAAACGCCGCTGGAAGAACCTGCAGCCCACGTCGCTGCGGAACGCCATGGAGGCCTGCAAGGACTACGCGAAGGAATGCCAGAACCTGTCCGTCGAACGCATTGCCGACCGTATGGGGCTCGCGGACCACTTCACCCTCTACAAATGGATCAGCACCGCCCGGATGCCGGCCGTGATGATCCCCGCCTATGAAGCCGCCTGCGGGTGCAACTACGTCACCCGCTGGTTGGCCAGCTCGGCCGGCAAGCTGCTGATCGACATCCCGACCGGCCGCCGCTGCGCGGCCGAGGACACCCAGGAGCTGCAGGCGGTGCTGCACAACGCCACCGGCGCCCTGATGGCCTTCTACGCCGGCACCTCTGACGCACAAAGCACCCTCGGCGCCCTGCAGACAGGTCTGGAGTCCCTTGCGTGGCACCGCGGCAACGTGCAGCAGCACGCCCATCCACAGCTCGAACTCGGAGACATCGGCGATGAGTGACAAACCCCGCACCAACGAAAGCGCGCTGCGCGTGCTGCGCGCCATGAAGGCCTTGAAAGGCCACACCCTGCACGGCCTGAGCAACAGCGAGCTGGCCAAAGCCCTGGAAGAGAGCCCGGCCAACATCACCCGCTACATGGACACCCTGATCGAAGCAGGCCTGGCCGTTCGCCTGGACACCGGCCGCTTCGCGCCGGGCATCGCCCTGCTGCAGATCGCCCAGGCCCATGCCAACGAGATGGCCAAGGCCCAGGACCGCATTACCGAGATCAACCAACGCGTGCTGGCCGGTGCCAGCCGCTGATAACAAGGAGCGACAGATGGACTACGACAAGCTGGCTTCCCGGCTGCTGGGTGTAGAGGCCCCTCGCAGCACTCCCTTCCTCCAAGGCATGGCCGCCGTGCTGCGCAAGCGCGTGGATGACACCCCGGCCACCAGCCCCTACACACCAGGCACCGCCGAGGACGATGCCTTCTTCGCAGGCAGCACCCGCGGCCATAACGAGTTCCGCAATCCCCTGGCAGAGGCGAACGGTGACCGCAATGTGGTGCTGAGCCGCTTCCAGACAATGCTGGATACCGAGCGGAGGGCTGCATGATGGCGCGGCAAAAGAGAGAGGTGGGCCAGGACGGAAGCCTGGTACCGGACGCACCGCTCAACGGTGAAGTGCTGAAGCAGAGCCAGAACGCTATGGGCGAACACCTGCAGGAAGTTCTGGTGAGCTTCGGCGATGGCCTGCCCTATGACCGCCTGCGCTACATCGACAACACCCGCAAGCACATGGCCCGCAGCGCCGAAGAAGCGCTGCACGCCGGGCGCTGCCTGGTGGTGATGAAAGAAGCGGAGCCGCACGGCGAATGGGCGCACATCCTGGGCGAACTTGGCCTGGAACAGAGCCTAGCGCGCCGCATGATGCAGGCCGCACTGAAGTTCGGCGGGGTGGAGCCGCCGACCAAGCTGATCGAGGCCGCCAAGTCCAAGTCCAAGCTGTTCGAGCTGATGGTGCTGGACGACGAGGAGCTGCAGGCCCTCAACGACGGCGGCACCGTCGCCGGCCTGGAGCTGGACGACATCGACCGCATGCCGGTGAGCGAGCTGCGGCGGCGCCTGCGGGATATGCGTGAGGACAGCAGCGCCCATGCCCGGATCTTGAGCGAGAAGAACACCAAGCTCGACGAGCTGAAGGGTTCCCTCGACAAGGTCCGGCGCCAGGTCGAGGCGCAGTCTCCGGACGACCGCGCCAAGTCGCTGCGCGGCGAGGTCGGCGCCCTGGCCTACGAGGCCGAGGTGAGCATCACCGGTGGTCTGCGCGCCGGCTTCGCCAAGCTCCAGGAGCATGCCGAAGCGCATGGCGGCGATCACCTCGCCTTCAAGGCCGCCCTGGTGGCGAACCTGGAAAACCTGCTGCGCGCCATCAAGAGCGAGTTCCAGCTGCCCGAGGTGGCTGCGGGCGAAGACTTCGCCTGGCTGGGACAGGGGGACGCCTGATCCATGAGCGCCGTGATTACCCAACGCCTCGTCGACCTTGCCCGCGCGCTCGAGCGCGAGGGCAAGGGCCGCCGCACGGCGCTGTGCAAGGCCGCGGCGCAGGAGCTGGGCCTATCCATCAGCACCCTTTACACCAAGTTGAAGGAGGTCACCGTGGCCCCTGAACAACGCAAGCGCCGCTCGGATGCCGGCCGGAGCGACCTGACCCGCGAGGAGGCGCTGACCATCAGCGCCGCCCTCATGGAGTCCGCCCGCCGCAACGAGAAGCGGCTGTATTCCCTGGGTGATGCCGTGGAGGCGCTGCGCGCCAGCGGCATGATCCGCGCCGAGGCCGTGAACAAGGGCACAGGCGAGCTGCGGCCCATGTCGCTTAGCGCGATCGGCCGCGCCCTGTATAGCTACAAGCTGCACCCGGAACAGCTGCTGGCCCCGGCGCCGGTGACCGAGCTGGCCAGCCTGCACCCGAACCACGTCTGGCAGATCGATGCCTCGCTGTGCGTCCTGTACTACCTCAAGCCTGGCCCGGAAACCCGCGCCAACGGCCTGCAGGTGATGGAGGCTGCCAAGTTCTACAAGAATAAGCCGAAGAACCTAGCCAGCATCGCCTCCGACCGCGTCTGGTCCTACGAGATCACCGATCACACCAGCGGCTGGATCTACGTCGAGTATGTGATGGGCGCCGAGAGTGGCGAGAACCTCTGCAACGTGTTCATCAACGCGATGCAGGAGCGTGGCGGCGCCGACGTCATGCACGGCAAACCGCACAACGTGATGCTTGACCCTGGCTCGGCTAACACCGGCGCCATGTTCATGAACCTGTGCGATGCGCTGCGCATCAACCCGCTGATCCACAAGCCCGGCGCCGCCAACGTCACCGGCCAGGTGGAGAACGCCCGGAACATCATCGAGCGCAAGTTTGAGGCGGGCCTGCGGTTCCAGCCCGTCGCCGACCTGGCCGAGCTGAACGCCTGGGCGAAGAAGTGGCGCGAGTACTTCAACGCCAAGGCGGTGCATTCGCGCCTCGGCAAACCGCGCACGTCGGTTTGGCTGTCGATCCTGCAGGAGCAGCTGATCAAGGTGCCCAGCGTCGAGGTCTGCCGCCTTCTGGCGGTGGCCCAACCGGAAACTCGCAAGGTCACGCCGAAGTTGCGTGTGTCCTTCCAGGGCCATGAATACGACGTCTCGCATGTGCCGAACGTGATGGTCGGCGAGCGCCTGATGATCACCCGCAATCCCTGGGCGAGTGATGCCGCCCAGGTGGTGGCCACCGATGCCAACGGGCACCGCGTGTTCTACGTGATACCGGAGGTGAAGCGGAACGAGTTCGGCTTCGACATCAACGCCCCGGTGATCGGCGAGTCCTTCGTGCGCATGGCCGATACCCCGGCACAGACTGGCCGCAAGGAGGCGGCGAAGCTGGCCATGGGCGCCGAGACCCAGGAGGAGGTGGACGCTGCGCGCAAGGCCAAGAAGATCCCCTTCAGTGGCCAGCTGCAGCCCTACAAGCACATTGACGAGGCCGAGCTGCCAACCTTCATGCCTCGCCGCGGCACTCAGCACGACCTGGTCATTCCCACTATCGAACTCGCTCCACTGACCCATGTTGCCGCCGCCAAGGTACTGCGCAGCAAGGTCAGGAACTGGTCGGCGGAATCGCTGGCCTGGCTGAAAACCAACTACCCGGATGGCGTGCCAGAGGCCGGCCTCGAAACCATCGCCGCCACCCTCAACAAGCCTGCGCGCCCCGGACTGCGCGTGGTTGGAGGTGAATCATGCTGAAGCTGAAAACCGTACTGGCCGACTGCGGCCAGAAGCAAATCACGCTGGCCAAGCACCTGAAGCTCAGCTCGGCGACCGTGTCCCTGCTGATCAACCACCAGCAATGGCCCAAGACCATCGAACAAGCAGATCTGCGCGCCAGTGTTGTGGGCTTCCTGAAGGACCACGGCGCGGATGAAGTTGCGGTGAACACCGCATTTGAAGAGGCGGAGCCGGAGCGCGCCAACGCTCCGGCCCCTGCAGTCCCAACCAAAAAAGCCAAAGATGACCAGGAGTGCGAACCCATGCTACTGCGCAAACAAGTGTTGCTGCCAGAAACCAAGCGAGCCTTTTCCGTTTTCCGCGACCCCTTTGACGACCTGCAGACTGATGACGACATGTACCTCAACCCGGATATCCGCTACATCCGGGAGTCGATGTACCAGGTCGCACGCCACGATGGTTTCCTGGCTGTTGTAGGCGAGTCAGGCGCGGGCAAGTCGACTCTGCGTCGCGATCTGGTCAACAGACTGGAGAAAGAAAAGGCGCCGGTACTGGTCATCGAGCCCTACACCATTGCTATGGAGGACAAGGGCGAAAAGGGCAAGGCGATGCGTACCGAGCACATCGCCAACTCCATCGTGGAAACCGTTATCCCCATGGTTCGCCCGAAGTCGAACCCGGATGCGCGGTTCCGCCAGATGCACATGGCATTGAAGAACAGCCACGAAAGCGGGTTCCGGCATGTGGTGATCATCGAGGAGGCGCACAGCCTGCCGACCTCGACCCTCAAGCACCTGAAGCGCCTGCGCGAGCTGGAGTCGGGCTTCACCAAGCTGCTCAGCGTCATCCTGATCGGCCAGCCGGAGCTGCTGGCAAGGCTCTCTGAACGCAATGCCGAGGTGCGTGAGGTGGTTCAGCGCATCGAGATCGCGGAGCTGCAGCCGGTCAGCCCGGCGCGCTTGGAAGAGTTCCTGAAGTTCCGGATGGCTCGGCAAGGCAAGAAGCTGGAAGAGGTGATCGACGCCTCTGGTGTGCAGGCGATCATCGATCGCCTGATCACTGCAGGCCGCGACAACCGCAGCCTGCTGTACCCGCTGGCCATCGGCAACCTGGTAGTAGCCGCGATGAACCTGGCGGCTCACGTCGGTGAGCCCCTGGTCACCGGCGCTATCGTGCGGGAGGTGTGACATGGCCCAAGTTGCCCATCTGCACCTTGTTTGCGGCACGGCGCCGATCATCAAGGCCCCGCTGAGCATCCTGGCCGACACCTTCCTGCCCGGCCTGGAGCGCTTCAACCAGCTCAACCGCGACATGCGTGCCAAGGGAATCACCGTGGTCGGCGCCGACTTCCCGGACAACTGCCTGGTGATCGAGGAGGAGCAGGCCGAGCTGTTGGCTCGGGCCTTCGGTCATGAGATCCGCTCAGTCCGCACCAAGGCCGGTACCGGCGGCCGCATCGCCCGCCGTACCGCGACCATCCGCGGCATCGATGTGGTCTGGCACTCCGTTATGCAGGAGCAAGGGGCATGAGCGACCTAGAAACCATCCAGGAACTGGAGGAGGCCCTGCAGCGTGCTGATGATCGCTACAACCGCGCCATGTTGCAGCTGCATACGCTGACCGTCAGCACCGGCCAGCTCTGCGCCGATCTGGCAGTGCTGTGCGAGGCCCACCTCGCGGGCGATGTAGTCCTGGTCATGAGCAAGGTCGAGCAGTTCACCCAAGCCTACAAGCGCAACCGCAAGCCGGTTGGGAGTGTTCACTGATGAATAGCATGCTCAAGTCCTCGCGGGTACTGCGTCTGGAAACCCTGCTGCGTGACGCCAAGGTGTTCGTCGGCCGCTGCACCACCATCGGTGCCCAGCAGCTCAGCGTCCAGATCACCGAGACCCTGGCCCACCAAGAGCCTGACCAGCCCCATCCCTCGGAAGTCGAGCACGCCCTGGCCGTGCTCCGTGATGCCGCGAACAGCGAGAACCCGACGCTGTTTTGGGGTGAGGCCATGCAGCACCTCCGCGTGCTGCTGGCCGACTACGACCACCGCATCCGCTCCGCCGACCTGACCCTGGAGGAAGAAACCCATGGCTGACACCCAACAAGCACCGGCGGCGATCCCAGCCGGGTTCGTGAAGAACGCTGTTGGCCACCTGGTGCCGGAGCACCAGGTGCGCGAGCACGACAAGCTGCGTGACAGCGTGGCTCGCGACCTTTCGACTCTGGCGCTGCACATCAACAAGGCTTTGACCCAGTTCAAGGCCAAGGCCCTGGCCGATATCGACGACCTGATCGCGATCTCCAGCGCCCGTTACGGCGTGACCATCGGCGGAAAGAAGGGCAACGCCTCGATCACCACCTACGACGGCCAGTTCAAGATCGAGCGAGCGATGGCCGAGCGGATCACCTTCACCGAGGAGATCCTCGCCGCGAAGGAGCTGATCGACCAATGCATCCGCAAATGGAGCGAAGGCGCCAACAGCCACCTGCGCGTGCTGGTCGATCGCGCCTTCCGCGCCAACCGCCAGGGCCAGATCAAGACCGGCGACGTGCTCAGCCTGCTGCGCGTGGAGATCGATGACCCTGACTGGAAACGCGCCATGGAGGCGCTGAAGGACTCCATCCAGGTCAACGGTACCGCCGTGTACATCCGCGTGTACCAGCGCATCGGCCAGACCGAGCAGTACCAGCCCATCAACCTGAATATCGCGGCGGTGTGAAATGACGAATTCCGAACCTGTAGAAGTCGTGGCAGTGGCCGTCACCAAGCTGGATGCGAGCGGTGAGCTGTACCTGGATTGGCTGCTGGAAGGTGGCATCGGCGAACTCGACCAGCCCGGCGTTCTTCTTCTTGTTGCTGATCGAAAGATCACCGACAGCAACAACGGTCATGGGGAGGTTTATGTGGCGCCCCAGGCTCAGTATGCCGGTGAACTCAGCCTGGCCGCCCAGGACGTGCTGGCCGAGCGCAGTCGCCAGATCCACGCCGAGGGTTGGACACCGGCGCACGATGACCACCATGTAAGCGGTGAGCTTGCAGATGCAGCAGCCTGCTATGCGCTTTGGGGTGGTGGCTGTGTACCGCACCACTGGATGAGCTTCTGGCCGTTCGTGAACAACCCAAAGGTTGCGCCGGCTAGGTGCCTGCTGATCAAGGCTGGCGCCCTTATCCTGGCTGAGGTCGAGCGGCTGGATCGAGAGGCAGCACGCTGCCAAGGAGAGTCTGGCCATGGCATCTCTTGAATGCACCGTGCAGTACATCACGGGCTCCTACCAGACCAACACCGTGCGCGGCCAGCGCGCCAGCTGCAGCCACGCCGAGGACGAGGCTGCGCGTCACCTGGGCGCCAAGCTGTTCGGCGACCAGCTAGATCACGTTGAGCGAATCGACCTCAAGCCTGGCGACAAGCCGGGCATGAGCCGGTGGCTGCTCGTAAGCCGGGAGGGCAGCTGATATGGCGCTTCCTAAAGGCACACTGAGCAAGATCCACATCGCCAAGCAGCAGCTGGCGATGGAAGACGATATATATAGAGGGCTTCTGGCTCGGGTCGCCGGAGTTCGCTCGGCCAAGGAGCTGAACGAGCGCCAGGCCGGCGCAGTGTTGCGCGAGTTCGAGCGACTTGGCTTCAAACCGCTGCCCAGCAAGCGCACCAAGGGCAAGCCGCACAACTTCAACCAACTGCCCAACGAGATCGCGAAGATCGAGGCGCAGCTGGCCGACCTGAAACTGTCCTGGAGCTACGCCGACTCGATCGCCAAGCAGATGTTCGGCATACCGAAGGTGGCCTGGCTGAAAAAGCCGGAGCAGTTCCAGGCTGTACTGGCCGCGCTGCACGTCGAACAAGAAAAGCGAGGCCTCCTGGCGCAGGTGGAAGGGCTGTGCAAGGAGCTGGGGGTGACAGGGCCAGAAATGGTGGCGGGTTTGGAACAGCTACCGAACGGGTGGCAGCGGCAACGTCCAATCCTAAAGCTGCTTGTGGAAACGCTCAGTGCGATCGCCGTCGCGAGGAGAGAAGTCTGATGTCTGCCATGGCCGAGAAGCGGCACGAGCTGCTGAGCGATATCGCCGACCACATCGCCAAAGTGGTGGTGGAGCATGGAATCGCACCGGCCATCGCAGCCCAGGCCGGCGCCGCCGTAGCCGACCACCTCTCACAGGCCTGGGCTGGATCTACCGTTTGCATCCCGAAGGATCATCGGTACAAGCTGACCCAGCGTGATCTGGAGATCCTCTCCAAGTTCCGGGGAAACAACCACCACGCCCTCGCGGTGGAATACAACCTCACCGAGAACGCCATCTATAAGTTGCTTAAGCGGGTCCAGGACCGTAGGTTCGACCGCGACCAGGGGAAACTGGACTTCGGCGACGGCCTGATCTGATCGGCCGTCTCCATTTCCATCCTGGCAACACATTTACAAGCCCCGTCCTGATATAGCCCGTCCCGTACCACTGCATCCCGGCTTTATCGCGCTAACCGTCCCTGGTCTTTCTCACTCCCTCACAGCAGCAAAATGAAAAAGCCGGCCCAGTGCCGGCTTTTTTGTGGCTTGGCCCAGCGGATGGGCATAAAAAAGCCGGCCATTGGCCGGCTTTTGCAGAGCGCAGGTAGTTACTCCGCCGTATCGCTCTTGCGCGTCAGCAGTGCCGGCTTCTCGCTGCGCGGGCGGCTGCCCGACAGGCTTTCCAGCTGCTCCAGCGTTGGCAGGCGTTCACCCTTGCGGATGATCAGCGGCTGCTTGGCTGCGCGGCTGTCCTGCACCGCCGGCTCCTGGCGCTCGTAGCGGGGCTCGTCACGGCGCCCGCCGCCCTGGCGCTGGCCCTGGCCGCCGCGGTTGCGGTTCTGC